TTAAAATATTAAGAGTTTAATTTAAAAGTATGTTTACTATTTGTTGTACCTACTTTATCAGCTTCAAAATAAACATTACCTCCTTTTTCTACAGCAGATATAAGAGCATCTAATTTAGAGTAAAAGGCATTTAAAGGTACAATAGCTTCAGGTCCTGCTTCCCCAGCAGTAATATTTTGTACTGTAGAAGTTACTATACCTCCATCAGCTTTTTTAATTTCTTTAGAAGCATACTTGTCAGCTAAACCTTCTAAACCTCTTGAACCAATTGCTGAATCTATTTCTTTTCCTTCTTTATCTAAAATTTTAGAACTTTTGAAAGCACCAGTACCAAATAATCCTGATCCTTCTTCCACTGTATATCCTGCTTTTTTAAGACGTTCAAATCCCTTTGTTTCTTCTTCTGAACTTGTTAATGTTTGCAATACTCCTCTCTCAGCTACTCCTGCTAACATATCCGCTAGTTTATCTAAATATCCTCCATCAACAAATCGAGTAAAAGTTTCTTTAGCTTTTTCTAAAATATCATTAAATTTTTCTTGAGCTGTTTGTGCTTCTAATGATGCTACTGCTTCTTCTCCTAATAATTTAACAATTTCTTCTTGAGCCATTCCTGATTTTTGGAGGGCATTATAATAATCACCTGCAGCTGCTTTACCAGATACTAAGTTTTTATAAGTAGCGTCATCAATTTTACCACTTTTCTTAAGATTTTCAATAGTTTCTGTACCTAAAGCATTAAATCTACCTCTTAAACTATTAAGACTTTCTTGCTGGACTAACATATCTGCTAATTCTCCACGAGATGTTCCCATAGCTTTAGCTAAAGCTTCTTGTTGGATGACATTCATTTTAGAAAAATCAGCTGAGGATCCAACTTGTTTATTAATTTCTTTAGCTACTGTTTCTAAATCTCCATTTAAAGCAGCTCTTCGGGCTGTTTCAAGATTTAAATCTCGACCTAATAATAATTCTGCTTCTAATTCTGAAGAAATTGATTCTTCAAAATTTAATAAACCTTTAGATATATCTTCTACTTTACTTAAATCACTACCTAACTCAGCGGCGGCTATAGCAGCTTTAGTTAATCCCTCAGCTCCACCTTTTACAGATAATTTAATAGCATTACTTGCTGTTAATACATCTTTTAATATTTTTCTTTCATCTAATAAAATACCTGATTCAATTTTTCTTAGGCGAGTTGTTCCTAATATTGAATTTTTAGTATCATCTATATTTTTACCAGTAGTAGCTGTTAATCCTAATAATCCTTTTTGTTCATCTTCAGCTAATTTTAAAAACTTAGAAGCATTAGCAAATTGAACAGCTAATTCTTTACCTTCTTCACCTAAACTAGAAGATAAATCAACAGATGTTCCTAATAATTCGTTTAATTGTAAATTAGCAGATACTAAATCTTTTTGAAGAATTAAATTTCCTTTTTGTATTTTTCCAAACTCACCCGCCTTATCTGATAATTCAAAAAATGATTTTCTTGTTGCACGGGCATCTTCTTTAGTAGTATTAAAACTTTTAGCTATATTTGTTACCTGTTCATCAGCTTCAAACATAGCTCCTACTAACATTTGAACAGCTTCAACAGCTAATGAAATAAGAGCTAAAGGACCTAAAGCTGCTTTTAAAGATGGACCTAAAGCTTTAACTCCAGCTCCCATAGCTTGGAAACCACTAGCTCCACCTTCAGCTGCTTCTATCATAGCTTGTTTAGCACCATCAATATCTAAAACATCACCTATTACAGGTATCTTTTTTAAACCATTTAATAATTTAGGGGCTATACCAAGAGTTTTTTCAATTTCTTTCTCTTTTTTTAATCTAGCATCTGTTAAAGCAAGTAAATCTTTTATCGCTGTTGCTTCTTCTTCTCTCTCAGCTATAAGAGCTTGTGCTTTTATTAATTCATCTTCTTGTAGTTCATTATTATTTATTTGTTGTTGGAGTGCTTGGTTAGCTATATCTAAATTAGATAAAGCTTGTTTATTTTGTTTTTTTAAAGTTTCAAGTTCTGTTTTAGATAATCGAGTAATTCCTTGTTGGTCATTTTTTAATTTTTCAGCTGTTTTCTGAAAAATATTCATTGATTTACTGCCTAAAGTAATATTTTGGTTACCTTTTTTAAGTTCACCTACAATATTATTAAATTGTTGATAAATACCTTTAGCACTTTTACCAACACTTTCTAAATTATCTTCTACTTTATCTAATTGAAGTGTCCAGTCAGTTAAAATATTTTTAACACCTCCTGCTTGTGTTATTACATCTTGGATATTATCAGCATTAAAATTAGCAAATGGATTTACTCCACCTAAGTCAGCATATCCTTTTTTAAGTTGTTTTAATAAACTTAATGCTTCTTTTAACTCTGCTGGTGTTGGTTGTCTTGCTGCCATTTATTGTTAATATATTATAAATATGGGAAGGCATCATTTTTTAGATGCCTTCGTTACATATGTAGGTACTTTAACTTGTTTGTTTTTAGATGCTTCTTCTTTTACACTTCCTTGCACCCAACTATCTTCATTAGAGTTATGATTTTTCTTTTCATAAAAATCTTTTATCTTATGGAAAGTATAATTTCTTAACCAAATAGGCATGTTATAAATTGTATTATAATCATACCCCCCTTGACCATGAAAAACTATCTCATGGATTTGATTAAAAACAGATAATCTAAATTCAGAAGAATTAGAAAAGGTCAGGCCAAAAAAAGTTAAGAGTAATAGGAACGTCGATGTCCTCCACAACACCATCTACGTCCATTTTATAATTTAAATCAACATCTGGAGATAATCTTTTGGCATATGTTCTTAAAGCTCTTGAATCTGAAGCTAGTAAATAATTATCAACAAAATCTTTAATTGATGATTTATCTGTGTTTCCTGCTACTGATACTATTTGTGTTTTTAGTCTAGTAGTAACTTCAGATGAAGCATCTTTATTAATTTTTTTATAACCCTCAATTTCTTGCTGAATTTTTTCTTCATCTTTATCTGATAAGAATTTAAACTCAACTTCTGTACCTGAAGATGGAAGAGTCATTTTAACTGTTCCTTTAGGAGAAATAACACTTTCATTAAAGTATTTATTTTCTAATTTAGTTAGATCTACAGTATATTCTTTACCTCTATATCTAAATGTATAATCTTTACCATAACCTAAAATTCGTGATGCTATTAAAATAGCGTTTTTATCACCAACAATTAGATCTTTAATATCAAATTTACCCATAGTTAAAGATTCTAACAATTTATCTAAAACAATATTTTTTTCAATATAGTTTTGGTTTGTTAAAATATCCTCTTCTTTAGCAGTCATGTATTTCATTTCTACTTTACCACTTCTTAAAATATGTCCTTCTGGATAAACTAGACCTTTTGATGGTAATTCTACAACTTCTGTTGGAAACTTAAATTCGCTCATAAACTTATTATTTATTATAAATATGTAAGAAAAAAAGAAGCTCGCAAAAAATGCGAGCTCTTTTAATATTGTTTGTAATTTTATTAGAAATTCAATACACAGTAATCAGGTTGTACTTCCATAGTTAAGTTCACAGCTGTGTTTTCAGAATCCCAACTGTACTCACCAAAGTTAGCTGAAGTAATTAAAGCACCTTTAATAATCCATTCTGAAACTATATCACCTACAGGTCCTAATACGTCAAATGTTAAGTCTTTCTTATAGAAATCACTATAACCATCACGACCCGTTACTGATTCGTGGTGTAAACGTACCCATTCCATTACAGCTTGAGCGCCAGAAGGAGTAATAGGATCAAACAATGTAAATGTTATAGGACCCCAAGTAGTTTTACCTTTAACAAAACGTTGTACGTTAATATGATTTAAAGGAACAGTACCTTGAGTCAATGATACAGCACTTACACCTTTGATTTCATAAGCAGGAATACCATCAATATACATTATAAAGCGGTTCGCCTGTTTTGGTTCAAAAGCGGTGAAAAATATTTCGTTTGGATTTAATACTGCCATTTTATTTATTTGTTATTTGTTATAAATATTATGTTTTTAAAAGATTACGCTGGGAAAGTTGCTCCAGTAGGTAAAACATTAAAGTTCAAGTAAATGAATTCAGCTGTCTTAGTTGGTTGTAAATAAATTTGACCTACTAATTGGTTTCTATCAATTACATCAGGCGTGTTATTACTTGAATCCATGATCACTTTAAAAGCATACAAACCTTGTCTTTGTTGTACTGATTCTAAGTATGGATTAATTTGGTTCAAGAAACTTGTACGAGTAGCAATTGTGTTCTGTTCAAATACTAAGTTGTTAGCTACTTGAGAAATATAAGATTTAAGAGCAATTAACAAACGACGAACATTTACACGATCCAAAGCAC